GGCTTTTACAAGACAGATAATCGTTAGTTGTAGTTAGGGTCATCTAAATCTGCTGCAGGAATTTCTTCCGCAACTGTTTTAACTTCAGCAACACTAGGGGTAACTTCAGTAACAAGATCATTTACAGGAGTAGCCACTGCATTAGAGTTACTACTACCGATAAGAAGACCAGCCAGTGTTCCTGTAATAAAGGTTGCTACACTGCCTAACACATTAAAGAACATCTTATCATTTTCAGATTGTCCATTAATTGGTTGTGTAACAAATATAAGGGCATACATAATTCCAACAGCGGTTATAAATAGAATTGAACCTACTGTAATACCTAATATAAATTTTAATCTTGCATCTAAATCTTGAGGTGTTAATTTTTCTTTAGCCATTTTGTGTTCCTTCTGTTTCTTCTCGACCAACTAGATCTTCTGGACATGCCCCGTTGGCTGTACAGATTGGTGGCTTGCACTCTGCATTTTCCCAATTTGCAGGATCTTGACAAGGATACCTGAAGTGCCCATCATAACCACAACTTGAAAGAAGGGCGGCCAGAATCATCGTAAAGAATACCTTTTTTAACATAGACCAATTATCAGTCCTGTTGGATGCCTAGTCTTTCTAAATACTTCTCTTTTTCGCTCATTATGTACTCTTCAATGCGTTTATATTGAATTTGAGTCTGTTCTTCAGTTGCCTTAACTTGTTCTTCAGTCATTTCTCCACTTAGTTCTTTAAAAGTCTGGACAGCAATGTCTAACTGATTTTTAATCAAGGCTGCTTTTAATTGAGCCTGGTTCCATAAGAATTCGGCATGTTCTTCTTTTCTTTGTTTCTTTTTATCTTGAGTCTTAGACATACCCAAAGCCTACCATAAGTTTAGATGAGCAGTTTTTGCGTCCTCATGCTCAGGAGGCTCATATTAAGTTGTAGGGGAATACTACTTAATAGTCTTTAGTTTGTACCTCTTAGCCAACTTGTTATACAGGGCTTTTACATCTACAAGAGACTTTTTTAAAGCCGTTACAGAGGCTGTTAAATCGGCAATCTGTTTAGTAGCAGTTGCGGTGGCTGAGTCATAGGCTGCTTTATCAGCGGCACGACCAACCTTCTCTGCTGCAAGTGCTGCTTGGACTGCTGCTAACTCACCTGCAAGATCACGAATAGCAATGTTCTTGCTAACTGATCCAACAGGAGTTGACATGCCAGCAATTGCAGTAGCAACAGTTGCATAAACAATTACAGTAACTTGACCTGCTGCTGGAATTACAACATCAAATGTCTTAGTTCCGTTAGTTGCTGTAACAGTGTCAGTTGTTAAAGTAGTTGCAGAGGCTGTAGACCCATTGCTTACAACAGCATTGATAGATGCTCCACCTTTTAAGTTTCCAAATACATCGTATCCAGTTACCTTTAATGATTGAGTACTTCCAGCCGCTGCTGAATCAGGTGCAGTTAGTGCAATTGCATTAAGAGCACCAGCAGTTCCTTGCACGTAGTATGTAGTTGTATTTCCACGAATAGTTACAGCAACAGATCCTACCGCAGTTGTTTTTGTATAAACAAAAATATCAGCAGTAGTACCAGTTCCTGTACCAATAGAAAGACTTGCAGTTCCAGAGGATGCAGTAACTGGAGCAGTAGAAGTTGCTACGGCTGGTACTAATGTTGCATTTGTAGCAACAGCAGTAACAACTGTGCCTGTATCTAAGCCTGTTACGGCAATTCGTAATGCATCTGCTAAATCAACGCTGTTATCTGCTGGAACAGGAAGTGCTACAGGAGCGGTTGCTGCTGTGCCTCCAGTTGCTGCTGAACCGTTAACGGTCAGAGTTAATGTATTTGCATTTGCTGATGGAACTAAAAGAACGGTGCTTGTCAATGCTGCAGCACTAACAAGTGCAATTTTTTTCAGTGATATCACTTAGTTGTGTCTCCTTAAAATAGGCTCACGATGGAGTCTTTAAATACCTTATCTTCTTACATCTAATAAGACACTGAAGGAGTCGAAATGTTGTTGAAAGTGTTAAAAATAGTAAAAGAACAGTATCTATAATAGACGCTGTTATTTTAGTATATGTTTAAATTTTTATCAGGAGTAACTTTTATAAAGGTTGATGTATCCCACCAAAGTTACTTAAGTTGTTCCTTCTCAATGTATGGACCTGAAGTAAAGGCTGTGAGTTTTGCAGCAATCTCCATAGCCTTCATTGGTTTAGCACCAGCATGCAGAGCACCTAAAGCATATGAAGCCCCAGAACCAACTGCATAGGTTCCATCCATACTTCTCATAACAGCCAAATCTTGATCAATATCAAACAACTCTCCACCAACAGCCATTAAGAATTGAAATCGTAATCCTTCTTTAGATTTATCGTGGTCCTCATTAAAGTCATATCCATTTTCAGTTAAACATTTTCTAAGGGAAGGCATAGCCTTTGCAATCATAAAGTGATAGACATCTTTAGAGTCTTTAGTAGTTAATTTTGGTGGATTCCAAATGTGTTGAGCAATATCGCAAGGAGAAACCTCTCCAGAACCAGCAATTATAAAATCGCCCCGTTCGGTAACTTTTGCCATTTGTGGATGTCGATAGATGCGACCACTCTCATCCGTTACTTGATTATCTGCAAGTAAGATGCAGCGATCTTCGTACTGTACTCCGATGATGGTTGTCATGGGCACCCCTTCAGTAGAAAGCCCCCCAAGAATACCAGATGGTTCTTAGGGGGCCATGGGGGTAAAATGTCTAGTTTATAGTAGTTTGACCAGTTCTGCCCAAGTCTTGGGGCCAACAATTCCATTCGAGTCCAAATTGTCGTGATTGTCTTGAAATGCAATTACAGCCTTCTTTGTGGCTGGGCCGTAGTCTCCATCAGCCATTAGACCAAGAGCACGTTGAACAACCTTGACGTTGTTCCCTTTACTTCCAGGTTTAATAGTTCCTGGGAAGGTTGGTGTCTCTGAAACAGGAACGCTTGCTTCAACTTCGTTACCAACGTAGTTAGGGCGACCAAATCCAACAATAGATACCATGACCTTCTTTTTATTAGATATGTAGCCACGAACCTTTTTACAAACTTCGCCACCATTTCGCTGATCACCTTTTGCAGTTCCTGCAGTATTGCCTTCAATACAGGTAACTGTTCCATCTCCATTGTTAGATACAACAATACCTACGTGAGAAATTCTATCTACACCATCTCCTGGAAAATCAAAATAGGCTATGTCTCCTGGTTTTGGAGAGGCATCTTTTGCATCTACCCAGGTACCCATCTTTCTAAATGCTGTTGCACCTGCCACAGTTGAAACTGTATTAGGAACCTTTACACCTGCCTGATTTGCACACCACATAACAAATGAGCCACACCAAGGTAGAAAGTCTGCCTTAGTAAATTTGCCATACTTAGTCTCATTATCCTTTGGACCTTCAATTGTGCCAACTTCTTTTTCAGCAACCTCAATAATTGCTGCTGCTGTTCCTTTGTCTGCCATATGGCTCCTTTCGTAAAAGGCTATTGTCTCAGTGTGATAGGTTTGGCACATGGCAAAAATCGTAGAACTAACAAAAGATGAGATTCGAGTCTGTGCCCAGTTGGGCATGGAACGCTGGTTAATGAAGTGGGGCAGTGAAGATCGCCCTAACTATGCTGAAGGCAAACGCCAAGGTTGGCTAGAGTATGAGTTAAACGCAAACATCAGATCAAATGTTGCAGAGTATGCGGTTGCTAAACTTTACAAAATGCCGTGGACAGTTCCTTGGTACACAAATGAAGAGCATAAGAACCGTATAGATCACCCAGATGTTGGACAAAATATTGAGGTTCGTTGTGTTAGAACAAAGGATGCAATACCTGTGTGGAGTAAGGATGTAAATAAGAACGCTATAATTGTTGGCACTAGAATTTACGACTTAGAGTATTTTTCTTCAGTAGAGATATATGGCTGGCTACCAGTATCAGAGTGTCAGAGAGATGAGTGGTGGTCGCAAGAAAAATCAGGAACTTGTTGGAGAGTTCCAGTAGATCAGTTTAGGGATTCGATTCCAGACGACTCATTAGTGTCTTTGCACGTCTAGATGGCTCCTTAGTGAGGAAGCCCCTTCCCTTGGCTTTCTCATAAGGAACTGCAGTTGCAAATTGATCTGAGGTTGCATCAAGTATCTTTCCTGATGAATGTTTTAAGAACCAGTGACTAGTTCCTTCATGCTTAATCTGCATTGGAGTATATCCAGCAGACTTACCACCTAGTGAGTGATACACCGCCTCACTGGCGACGTAGCAATGTCCAGCGGTCTTGCACTCGTGTCCACGAAACTTTGCACTACGTAGGTCATCAGTTAGATGCTCTCTAACGTTAGTAACTATTTGATGATCGTAGTTGTTCATTGAAACTGCTTAAAGTGTCCAGGGTGAATATTAGTAGGAACATACTCTTTGCCCATACGATCTTCGTAACTTCCTTTATCAGTAAAGTTAGTTGTCATGGCTAGATGATTACCTTTAAAGTTCTCTTTTCGCTCACCTAATCCTGGCTGACGATAAACTGTTACTGGCACATGAGAGACGCCTTCTGCCATTGCGGCCTCTAATCTATGATGACCTTCACCAACAACGCCCCACTTATTAGCGTGATCATATGCAACCATAATTGGATTGTTAATACCTTTGCCACTCTTAATATCTCCTCTAATTCCAGTAACAACCTTAGAACTAGATGGTTGAGCATCAGCACCAAGACGTCTATGTTCCATCAAAGGAATTAGGCGCTCAGTTCTAACCATGCCAGTAGCGCTCTCACTTTTATCACCTTCAAGATGACCTTTGCCGCCTGCTTTTCTTATCTGAACATTCTCAGGAACAGGAACATTAAATTGTTTTTGATTAAGCATTATGCCTGCATCTCTTTAGGATTTTTATATGTACGTTTTCTTGCAGGACGTTTGCTGTCCTTACTTGCTACCCAAGAAGAAAAAGTTGGTGATTCATTTCTTCTTAATCCATTCCAATTACCTGTAACAGGATCTGCTTCAGGTCCAGAGATACCTGTAACCTTTACTTTTGCGCCAGGTTTAACTGGAACTTCTTTTTCTGGACGTTTCATTGCTTTATCTCTTAAATCAACTTGAGCACGACTTAGTTTCTGAGTGTTCATCTCTACAGCACTAATAGGAACTTCGGCATGCATAACTGTTCCAAAGGATCCAGCAAACCTTCTTGCTACTTGAGGATCTGCTGACCAGTGCATTCCAAGAGGTGCATCTTTTTTAAATTTACGAGTAACACCACGGTGTACTTGAAAAGTTAATTCTGATTGATCCCACTGTTGTTTAGATAAGTTATCTTGAGCAGCCATTATGCTTTCCACTTCCTTGGTGGATTGTATGTGCGTGTGCGATCTCGGTTATCACTTAATTTAGTAACAGCAGTTACGTGGACGGTGCTGCCCTTCTTAACAGGAACTTCATTCTCCCAATACTCATCATAGACTTGGTTTTTCTGTAATACATCAGGACGAGTTTCACGACTCTTTTTAGCCACCTGTCCTTCAATTACAACACCAGGTCCACGCCGAATAGGATTTCTTGCAAAGCCGACGGCTCTCTCTGGATCCTCTGTCCAATGCAT